TTGAGCACCAACGTTCAGGAGTTCGACGTTTCGCTGAAGTTCGACGTGCGCGAGCTTCAGACCGACCTTGTGACCGAGAAGCTCAAGGCGCTTTCGAGCCTAGTGCTACCGCTGGACAGCGTTGGCGTTGTGGATCGCACCAAGTTGGTGGGTCTGGCGCTGCGTGCGATTGATCCGACGCTGGCTAACGAGCTTATCATGCAGGCTGGACCGGCCTCGCAGAAGATGTTCGACGAGACCAACGACGAACTCGGCCTCATGTTGCTCGGGAACCCGCCCAAGCTGCGTGAGAATGATCCTACGGCGCAGGCTCGGTTGAACTTCGCGCAACAGATCCTGCAGGCGAACCCGAAATACCAGCAGCAGGCGCAACAGGATCCGTTGTTCCAAGCGAATCTGCAGAAGTACGTGGAGAACCTGCAGTTCAGTGTCCAACAGCAGCAAAACGCGGTCACTGGACGTCTTGGCGTGCAACCCGGAGCGACCCCTCAATGAGAATGACCGACGAACAGCTCAAAATGGCGCTGGGTGGTGTGGGTGAGCATGAGCCGGTTCTGCGTGCATTGCGGCAGGTGCTGAGTGAATTGATTGCTGACGAGGTGTCCGCTGCGATCAACTCGGCACTGACGCCGGAAGCGAGGGCATACAACTGCGGACGGGCGGCTGCTCTGTCGGATGCACGCTCGTTCCTCGTGGAAATGGGTCTGAAGCTGGAAGCTCCCCAAGAATAATTGGTTGACGTTAGCGATAACGTAGTCCATGAGGGCTTCAGCTTTCTGGGTTTAGCGTTAAACCCTGTCGTAGTATGCCCGACTTGCAGGGCTTAAAAAGCATGGAAGCAACAAATACCGGGGAAGCGACACCCTCCCAAAACACGGCACAACCGCTCAACCCGCTCCCGCTCGACACGGTGGCGTTGGCGAAACTGTTGGAGACTCGGTTTTCTGAGACTCCGAAAGCTGTCGAGGAACCGGAACCAGCCGCTGCGAGTGCAGATGAGCCGGTTGCCGAGGAGTCAGCGTCCGAGACCGCTGAGACCGGGGAGGCGACACCCGTGGAGGATCCCGCTGAGGAGGAAACCTCTCAGCAGACTGAAGACGCTACCGAGGACGAACCGGCTGGAGTCCAGAAGCGCATCAACAAGCTCGTAGCCCAAAAAAAGGAGGCCGCAGCAAAAGCGGAAGCCTTGGAGCGGGAGCTGAATGAGGCGCGGACGAAGCTGGAAGCTCTTGAGCAGCAGGCGGCAGTACCGCAGGCGGCAGCGACGAACGACAATCCGTTCTCTGACATCTGGGACGAGGCGAAACTCAGCGATGAGTACCGCAAGGCCCGGGAGTTGAAGCGATGGTGCGAGGACAACGCTGACGGATGCGAAGTGGGCGGGAAAGAGTACAGCGCGGATGAGATCAAGGCGATTCGGCGACGAGTCGAGGATGCCTTGGATGTTCACATCCCAACGCGGCACCAGTTCCTGAACACTTACAAGCAAGTCCGTCCAGTTGCGGAGAGTGCGTACCCTTGGTGGAAGGACCGTAGCAATCCGACGTATTCGGAAGCGCAGCAGGTGTTGCGGCAAATGCCACAGCTTGCGTCGTTCCCTGATTATCAGATTGCCATCGGTGACTTCCTAGAAGGTCGAAAGGCTCGAATGGAACGCGAGAAGAGTGCGAAGGCTCCTGTTAAAGCCCCTGTGAAGGTGGCTCCGAAACAGCCTGCGGCACCCAAGGCGAGTCCGGTCAAGTCTGACAAGGCCAACGATGCGGCAAGGTCTGCCAAGAAGGCGTTCAACCAAAGTGGGAGCACTGCCGATCTGTCGCGGTTGCTTCAACACACACTTCTAAAAACCTAATACTATGGCATATCTTGGTGTAAACAATCAGGTCGGCGTCCGCGAGGAATTGGCCGACTATATCGCTAACGTCGACGCTAAAAGTACCCCCTTTGTGTCAATGTCTCCCAAGGGGAGGGATCTTGGAAACGTAGTCATGTCATGGCAATGTGACGATTACTCCGCTCCTCAGCTTGGCGGCGTGATCGACGGTACTGACGTCTCCAGCTACACGAACGAGTCGGCCAATCGTCTGCGCGTCACCAACTACGCTCAGGCGTTCCGCCGAAACAGCCGGGTCGGCTTCATCGCCGAGACCCAGAACGTTGCCGGTGCCGCCTCTGAGGTCGCCTACAACGTTGCCAAGCTCCTCGTCGAGATTAAGCGCGATATGGAGTCCACGTTCCTCTGCACCAATCAGGCGGCGCAGCAGGACAACGGTTCCTCCACTGCCTACCAGACCGGTTCCCTCGGTAACTGGCTCCTTGGCACCAACAGCTCCAACATTGGTGCTCTTGCCTCCGGTTCCGCCTTCGCTCCTGCTGGCGGCGTGACCCCGGGCACTGCGGCTACCAATGCCATCAGCTCCGTCACCTCGGCGAACTTCGCTGAGTCCACCGTGCAGAACGTCCTTACCGCCATCTACTCCAAGACCGGCGTGTATCGTGACTACGACTGCATCCTCGGCACGACCCTCAAGCGTGCGTTCACCAACCTGACGTCCGGCAAGTCCTCGGACAACTCGACCACGAACTCGTTCAGCCAGACCGCTGTTCGCACGTTCAATCAGGAGCTGTCCAGCTCGACGTTTGCGTCCTCCATCGACGTGTTCGAGGGTGACTTCGGTCGTCTGATCCTGCACCCCACCACCTTCATCGGTGGCAAGAGCACCACCACGCTGGCCGCTGAGGCTTACCGTGGTTACGTCATCCCGATGGACATGGTTGAGATCCGGTACTGCAAGCTGCCAGAGGTCAAGGATCTCCCTGACGCTGGCGGCGGTCCTATCCGTCTCGTTCAGGCCATTGCCGGTCTCGTGGTGAAGAACCCCGGTGGCTTCGGCATGTTCGCTGGCGCGTCGTAATCAATCACTCAACGGGGAGCATCTGCCATATCGGTGGGTGCTCCCCTTTTTTATACCATGCAATCACCCATACTAGACAACGTACTCGAAGGACTTCCGGCGCAACTGCGTCAGGATGTGGTTAAGGAACTGGCTACCGGTTATCACGCGGATCTGGTGAATGCCGAGGTGCATCAGAAGCGAATCGCCAAGGACAGCCAGCAGGATCTCCGCAGCATCGACGGCATTGGCCGGTTGCGGATGCGCATCGACCCAACGCTCTATCATCACTGGGGAGCGAAACTAGGCTACGAGTGTTGGAAAGACTCCCAGTTCCTTCGCGAGGTGGAGCGGGACAACCCAGAGGTGCGCGTGAAATGCGGGGGAACCAAGTTGCAGGTCGGCTTCTCACCGACAAACACTAAGTTCAGCAAGAAATACTGAGGTATGGCACAGCAGCCAATCGACGTCGGGACAGTACCCAATGATGGAACGGGAGATCCGTTGCGTGATGCCTTCATCAAGTGCAACGACAACTTCTCGGACCTGTACAACCTCGTCTCGGCTGCTGGTGCTCCTGTAAACGCGGAGTATTTGGTCAAGTCTGCCAACGGAACGTTGACGCTGGAGCGGGTGGTTGGTAACTCGACCACAGTTGTAGCCAACTGGTCTACTGCTGGGCAGGTCTCATTCGAGCGTGCGGCTCTTACCGGAGACGTCGCGGCTTCTGCCAACAGCAACACGACCACGATCCAAGCCGGTGTGGTCAACACGACCAAGCTGGGTGGAGACATCACTCCGCAGGGCAAGGCCATCCTCGACGACGCCACGGCTACACAGCAGCGCAGCACCATCGGGGCTACTACCTACACGCACACGCAGTCTGTGGCGGCCAACCCTTGGGTGATTAACCACAACCTCAACGCCTATCCGACGGTCTGGGTGATAGATCAGATCCTCAACCGCGCTGGTTGGGCTGAGGTCGAATATCCGTCCGCAAACACTGTAAACGTCCACTTCCCCGGTGCTTGTACCGGAATCGCTTACCTCAACTTCTAAGACACTATGGCAGTTCCGTTTCTAAACTCCATCACGCTCAACAAGAACGAGGTTCAAGACTTCAAGGTCTATAACATCGGCACCGGGAACCCGACGTTGTCGTCTGGTGGCGACATCGGATACTTCTGGACCGACACGACTGGTTCAGCCTCTGCCCGAGTTCTCAAGTGGTGGGATGGATCCAATGTCCGCACCCTCCTCGACAGTTCCTCCACGACGGTTGTCGCTGCGGATCTTTCCGGTGGTTCTGCTGGTAGCCTCCCGTATCAGCTCACGGCTGGAGACACGACCTTCCTCGGAATCGGCACTGCGGATCAGGTTCTCAAGGTCAACACTGGGGCAACCGCTCCTGAGTGGGTCAATCAATCCAGTCTCAGTGTTGGATCGGCCACGACGGCGACGACCGCTGACAAGGTGGCCAATGCGCTGACCGCTGGCACCTACCTCACCGCTGGTGGCACGTTTGATGGCTCCACGGCTCGCACCTTCGCGGTAGACGCGACCTCCGCCAACACC